TCATTACTATAGTCCCCTGCATCTTGTATTCTATTTACGTAATAATAATTAATAAAGTTTCCAGCTTCTGTTGAACCAGGTGTTAAATATAAAGTTAATGTAACTTTATCTATAAATCTTTGTACAAAATATTGTGTTGGAGTTCCTTCATCTGTTTTATTTGATAAAGCTTGATACTCTGATCTTGAAATTTTAGTCAAAGGAAAATCTACAGAAGATGAATTTCTATAAGAAGCTTCTAAAACATCATCAACACCATACACAGCTGTTGCATCAGAAGTACCATCAGCTGTTGATCGATACATTGTATATGTTGATTGACCATCAACTAATGTAATTGAATTATTTCCAACTTCCCAATAATGTAAACCTCTATTAGCCCACTCTTGAAATAAAATATTTAAAGAACGTCTTGCAGTTTTTAATTGATGTCCAGAAACACCTACTATGCCAATTCTTTCGTAAGCTTCTTCTACTATATCAGATATAGAAAAACCTTTTTCGAACGTTGCTGTTCCAGAAGTAGTATTAGCCATTTAGCCTCCTACTTATCTATTAATAATGTTGCACCTGCAATATTTGTAATAGTAGAAACCGTCATTCCGCCTTCAAATAAAATTCCATCTTCTGGAATATTAAATGCAAAGACATCACCTGTTGGACAGTCTCCTTGAAATTGTGTTGCTGAATTACCGTCTTGTAAAATAATTGTTCCTGCACCACCACCATCAGAAGCAAGAATTAATCCTCTTAATCTTGTTCTTCCTGCAAATACAGAACCTGTTCCAGTAACTCTTACTGCTTTTACATCTGATTTCATAGATATATCTCCTTATTAATCTTAAGATTTCAAAATTTATATATTAATTTATAGAAAAGTGCAAGAAATCCCTACAGAAGAAAAGTGTTTTCCGACAATGTTTAAGTCCTAATTAACCAGCGTAAAGATGAATCTCACCATCTCTAGGATTGCTGTGGACTTGCTCTTCCTGTTGTCTGATGATTGATCTAATAACATTTTTGATCTCATCACCAAGAACAGACATTTCAGGTGTTATTTGTCCTTTGTTTTCAAGAAACAACTCGTTCCATCTAGACTCGAGTTTCAGTTTCTTCGCGAACAGTACCATGTTGTCCTGAGCCATCATTAACCTCCTCATAGGTTATATAAAAATCATTTCCAGTGCTTGTAAACTGAAGATCATTTTTTTCCCATTGTATATCAGATTTTCCTATAAAGTCAATGATTGGCTGATTGAGATCATCAGCAGTATTTATCTCTTTATCACTTTCGATTTCAAACTTTGTTTGAAGATGTTTTGTAAAAATTTTAACTAGATATTTCTTTGTCATGTTTTTTCTTTCTATCAAAAAAGAAAGGGCCCGTAAAGGGCCCTCTCAAAATTAATACTATTAAGTATTAAGCACCTGGTGATCCGAAGATACCTCTAGGGTCAGAGAATCCAAAAGAATATCTCTCTCTAGCTTTGTATCTAACGTTTCCTGTATCGAAGTCACCTTCCATAGCAGTTTTGATTGGTGATCTAACAAACATTTTCATACCATTTGGCACGTCAGTTTTGATGAAGAACGCATCTGTGTCTGTTAAGAAATTATTAACCACGTAACCTTGTGGAATCATTCCCATAGACGCGATTGCGTTTACATCGTTGTTAGGTGAACCAACTTTACCAGCAGACTTCATCAGTCTTTCAGCTGTGAATTGTAACTCAGAAGGAATAACCATTTTCATTCCTCTAGCTGCAATTTTTAAGCCTCTTTCATCAGTGAAAGCAGCAATGTCAATTAAAGACTGCTCTAATGATGTCTCGTTTAAGTCAGCAGGTGTTGCTAACTCATTTGAGAAAGTACCAGCAATTGTTGGGTGGTCAGTAGCACAAAGCTCCTTACCATCACCACCAGCAAAACTTGAATTGAACGCGTTGTTCAATACGTTAGCTGCTTTTACTTGTTTGGTATTCGCCATAGATCTTGCTAATGCTTTTGTATATCTAGAAGCTAATCTATCATACAAGTTATCTTCAATCGCTTCTTCAGTGATTGAGAATGCAAGAGCAATTGTCTCGTGCGTATATCTGCTTGTGAAAGTTTCTTGTGCATTATCAAACGTTACGCCAGATCCTTCTGGTTTAGTTTGAGCTTGCGCGAAACCAGATAACATTACTTCTTCTTCAAAAGCTCTGTCACTGTTTTCTGTATCGAAAATTTCAGCATGCTGATTGTCATACCTATTATATTCCAGACCGAATAAAGCATTCAAACCTGGCTCTAGTTCTTTAACTAGTTGTCCTCTACTTATCGCCATAATTATTCTCCTCTATTAGATTCCGGCTGTTTGTGTTAAAAAGTGCTCCGCAATAGTAACGATTACATTCGCATTAGCTGCGCCTAATTCGTTATTATCAGGGTCTTTTGAAACACCGATTATTTTTAATTGAGCTGCAGTTGCTGCCATTGTTCCTGATATTTCAACTTTTGAAATATAGTTAGGCGTTGCACCCGCAGTGTACGCGATGTCAGCACAGTTACCAATGTTTGTTTGAGCTACTGTACCAGCACTTTGTATTTCAAACCTTTCATAGGGATCATCAGCAACGAATCCAACAATGTCTGTTGCAGTGTTAGATGCTGCTAAGTGATTAGCCCATGTAGGTTTGCTTGTTGAAGCGTCAGTATAAAATACACCATTAAGTGAACCTAATAAAACTTCTCCTGCTGCTGCAACCTCAACTTCACCAGTATCCGCCATGATTACTGGGTCCCATTGATAAATTGCGCTTGAAGAAGCTGCAATACTATATTCACTTAAACCTTGGTTGTCTCTATTCTGACCAACTTTACCAATTGCTTTCAAACCGAAAGCGGCGTCTTTGTTAGCCATATTATTTACTCCTTAGTTTAGTTTATATTTAGTATCGCGGTAGTTGGTATCGCTAAAAAATTACTTTTTAGTACCACCAAAAGTTACGCGACTCTGTCGATCACTATCGATCGGCATACTTGGGTGTTGTTCCTTCATGAGATCGTTGTTTACTGCTTCTTCTCGATCTTGTGTTTGCTTATTAAAATAAGCTTCTCGAGATTTTGCGAGCTCTTCCGGTATCCTTGCCAACACAAGGCCGCCAACTCCAATCACTCCTGCGTATTTTCCTTCTTTAACAGTTGCATAAGTTTGACCTGGGTATTCATCTCCTCTTACGAGTTCCCATCCAGATCTAAGTTTACCAGACATGTTCTTTGTATCGTCCATGCCTAAAACTTCAGTTCTTATCCATCTGTGTCTGAAACCATCAGGCGCAGTAGGTGCATCTAAAGATGACGGGGGAGTCCAGGTTGTAGGTCTCTTTTCAGAAACTCTAGACTGACTCGCACGAGGGGTCTTGTTTAGTTTATCGTTTTCCATATGCTTAAACCTCCTTCATGTGTTTTTTTTGTTTTGCATAATCTTCTAATGACACTCCTAATTTTTTGGCGATAGCAACTTCAGAAGGGGTGAGACTGATAGTTTTGCGACTTTGTTTTACACTTCGCGTCGCCGACGCTACTGTCTGTGTAGGCTTTGTCGTTTCACCTTTTATATTTGTATCATTATTAGTATCAAATTTATGCGGAAATTCAACCCTCATTCTTTTGTCGATTTCAACATAATATTCATCAGATTTAGGATCATATCCTTCCTCATCAACTAGTGTTTTATGTAAGTCAAAAGCTGTGTAAGTCATAGCTTTATCCGTACCAAACCATCTATTATTAGATGCCCAAGACTCTGCTTTCGGATCTACTTCTCTAACAGGTTCTGGTTGTCTAGGTTGATAAGTTGGGATTACATTCTCATTTTTAGCAGCTTTTTGTTCTTCTGCTATTTGAGAAAGTTCCTGTAATCTAACTTCTTCATAACCCAATCGTGATATTTCTTTTTGAATATCTACTTCTGCGTTTACATCTCCAGCCTCTCTAGCTTGTGCTAGTTTAGACTTTTGTGCATCTAAAAGTGATTGGATTTTACTTTGTCTATCTTTCATAGACGATGTTTCTAAAGAAGAATATTTTTTTGATGCTTCTTCCGCTTTCTGTTTTTGCAATCTTGCAAATTCAATGGCTTCATCTCTTTGTCTTTGAGCTTCTCTCCATTTACCAGTTAGCTTAGCTATTCTTCTTTGTACATCTTTACTATAGTTTTCTAATTCTTTATCTTTCGATTCTTTCTGATCGTCTTCACCTTGCTCCTCGCTACTCGCTTCTTGCGTCGAGGGGCTAGTGTCTTGCTCCGTAGTTTCTACTTGTTCTTCAGTTTGTGCTTCTTCGTTTAATTCAACTTCTGCACTTGGACCTGAAGTATCAATGTCCACCATTGGAGTGTCTTTTTTATTTTCTTGTTCTTGCATAGTCTCCTCCTATGTTATATGTGGTGCAACACAGATTCTGGATCTTTAATAGTTCCAAGAACCTCGTCGTCGTTAAGAATACGGACTTCTCCGCCTTCTATTGGTAAACGTGATCCTGCATATCTTGCAAAAATCACCCAATCTTTTTCTTTACACCAAGCGCCTGATGGAAACTTATCTTTATCTTTATAAGCTTCAGGTCCCATCTTTAGAACATAACCACAGTTCACTGCGATTCTTAATCTGTCTAAAGTTTCTTGTGCAACAATAATTCCACCTTTAGTTTTATCTTTAGGTGTGAACGGTAAAACTAATAATCTCCAACCAGTTGGTGTTGGAAGTTCATCTTGAATTGATGCAAC